AGCACCTGACATGGTTCCACCAGTCAAGTTTAGCTTTAGAGCATCTTGTGTGTCTACATAACCCTTACGAGTCAGTGTATCATCTGTAGAAGGTGTAGCTGTAGATGTAGCTTTGTTAGCACCTAGTACAACGTCACCAGTCATTGTACCACCAGCTAGTGGTAATTTACCTGCAATGCTTGTTGTGATTGTTGTACTGAAGTCTGGATCGTCACCAATAGCTGCAGCAATCTCGTTAAGAGTATCTAGTGTGCCTGGAGCTGAGTCAATAAGATTTGAAATGGACGTGTCCACGTACAATTTGTTGGATGCATCACCATCAGCAGTCGGAGCTGCAAGAGAAGTAATCTTTGCAGAACCCATGTCAATTCCTGCAGAACCAGACATGTTTATATCAGCAAAAGCTGATGTACCTGTTGAAGTCACATCACCTGTCAAGGCACCTGTAACGTTTCCTGTGACATTACCTGTGACATTACCTGTTAGATCACCTGTAACATCTCCTGTTACATTCCCTGTTACGTCACCTGTCAGATCCCCAGTTACATTACCTGTGACATTGCCTGTTAGGTTTCCCGTCACATTACCTGTAACGTTTCCTGTGACTGCACCTGTTACTGGGCCTACAAGGCTAGTACCTGTGATGGTTGTACCAGTTATAAGACCTGGTGTAGTCCCCCCAATAGTAGTACCATCAATAGTACCCCCATTGATATCGACTGTAGCAAAAGTACCCTGTCCTGTCGTACTAACTGTAGTAAAGCTGCCAGCAGCAGCAGTAGAAGCACCGATAACAGTACCATCAATATTACCCGCATTAATATCTACCGTAGCTAGTGTTGCTGTACCTGTAGCAGACAAGTTTGGAACGGTTACTGTATCACCAAAAGCTGCAACACCTGCGACACCAAGTGTACCTGCTAGTGTAGTATTGCCTGTAATTCCTGCAGTACCGCCAACAATAAGGTTACCACTAGATCCAAGGGTTGTAAATTCACCAGAGGCAGCAGTTGTATTACCAATAACTGTGTTATCTATTGTACCTGCGTTGATATCTGCTGTATCAGCTACAAGGCTATCAATGTTTGCAGTGCCAGTGATGTAAGCATCATTCCACTCACTACCTGTAGCACCTAGGTCATATGTTGCATCTGCAGAAGGGATAAGATCTGAAGCAACATCAGCATTCACAGTTACTGTGTCAGAGGCATCACTACCTAGTGTAGTGTTACCATTTACTGTTAGGTTACCTGTGATTGTAGCATTCTCGTGTACTGCCAGAGTGTCGATATAACCTACACCGTCAATATACAGATCTTTAAACTCAGCACTTGAAGAGCCTAGATCAATGTCATCGTCTGTTACAGGGACTAGAGCACCATCCTGAATACGAATTTGCTCAGTTGCAACACCACCAACCTCAGAGAAGAAACCGACTCTGTTGTTAACAGTGTCTACAACAACCTTATTAAGAGCATCAGAATCCGCAATAAGAGGTACGTAACCACCCTGCCCTGTGCTATTATCATGCTTGTGGCCTGTTGAGGCTGCAAAAGCTGCTAGTAATTGGTTGAGTTCATTGTTAATTGGTTCAGCTTTAATAACCTGACCAGAAACAATATCGGCAACACTCTGTCTTGTATAACCCGCCATTTATAGTCTATCCCCTACTCCGAATGTCACTACAAGTCCTTGAACACTGTGTGACGCATTTGTGTCATTTGTAACGTATCTAAAAGATACTGATTTACCTGAGCCTGAGACGTTAACCCTTTGAACAGGGGAGGGGTTGCCACTCCAAATAGTAGAAGAGTCATTAAAGACAGCTTCGTTATAGTAAGCGGCAGCACCTTCGGTGGTCAGTGTAAAGTTAGTTGGATTTAGAATGGTGGTATCATCGTAGTCAAAAACAACTGACATTACGATATCGTTATCACCTTCCGACCTTAGGTACGTAGCAACAGTATATATAATCTTACGTTGCTCTGGATCTTGCATGTGCAAGAATGGAGTTTGGTAAAGGCTTACGATGTTGGCCCCACCAAAGCTATTACCTGATTCTTGTCTGTGTACTTTACCACTAGAGTCGCCATGTATGACGTACTCTTCTTTGTCAATATATCCACTATCAGCACAAGTAACCTCAATACCGAGCATTTGACTAAACTCAAAGTTAATGCCACCTTGTTGGTTCTGACGTAGCCCTCCAAGTAAAGCATTTCCACTATCTACATTGTAAAACAATCTAAACTGAGATTTACCCCTAATGATAACAGAGGATACAGCATCAAGGTCATTGGTTAGGATGACATCAGACATAAAAGATTGAATGTTCTTGGTTAATGTTTCCAAGTTAACATCACCAATTTTATCTGTACCTGAGATAGGTCTGATACCATCTTGTGATAAAAAGATTAGGTCACCACCAATCTCAATAACACTATCTGATGCTAGACAACCAAGGTCATCTGTTACGTGCTGGACTGCCCAGTCTGAGATATTATTACCAACAATTCTTTTAATGTTGTTGACCCCAAATACAAACAAAGAGTCACGAAACGGTTTAATTGATACAACAGGAAATCCTATGTTGATTACACCAGCACCATCTGCAGGTGACCACTTGTTTTCGTCTGTAGGAGCACTGAAGTACAAGTTTTGAGGTTCAGCAGGATCACCTGCAAGCCACATGTGGTTCTTAAATACTGCAGCAAACTTAGGATCTGTGGGAGCATTAGCATGTGTAATCTGGGTGTAAGTTGTGCCATCGTATGTAGCTGCAGGGTTTACACCATCTGTTAAAATAACTTTTGCCGTCCCCCAGTTAAACCTAGTAAATCTTACTTTTGTTACACCTGTCATTGTAGGTGAACCAGAAGTTGTTACGGCCACCCAAGCACTCGTTGCGGTGTTCCAGTAATGAAGGTAGTTATTTCCTGCAGAAGGTTTACGTGCAGCAAGAATGCCATCGTTAATACCTGAGGCTACAGCCACACCAAGGACACTACCGGAGCTGTCACCTGGAACTACACCGTAGTCGTTTGTATAGCCACTCACACGTCTGTAACCACCTGTCGTAGCAGGTTCATAGTTAAGTAGGGAAATAGCAGAACCAGGTTGTAACTCACCTTGAGACAAAACATCCCTGTTAAGGTTTAAGCCACCCTGTGAAAATACTTTAAATGATCCTAAGTTATCAGCCATTCCTTGAAGACCTGTCGATAACAGTAGACACAAGTGTTAGCTTGTCATCAATTAGAATCCTACGCATAGACTTAATGCCATCCTGAAAACTGTTTTGGTGGATGGATGCACTCTGTTCATTTGATCTGAACCGCATCATATACATCATAGCACCATCAATGATAACGTGTTTAAACCTAGCAGGGATAATAGAGACATCATCAAAAAGAGTTAAATCAGCTGGATAAGACCAGTATACGTATTCTACTTGGTATTGTTTATTAGGGATAGGGGTCACACCGAAACTGCTGCCGTATGTCTGATATACGAACTCTGGTGGAGCACTTCCTACAAGGGGATCAACGTTATCGTCTGTTGGTCTAAATCCAGCAGTGTATTGCTCAAAAGAAAGAGGAGCAAGTTTTCTTGGTTGATTTTCTGCGGATGCTGACTTCTTGAGGTAAAAGGTTTCCCAGTCAACAGTACTCATGTCAGAAGGAAAAGAGTACTGGCGGGTGCCTACGTCAAGGGTCTGCACGTAAGTTGTCTTTAAGAAAGGCCACTCTTGGCCATCTTGTAAAATAGAACGAATGCTATTGTTGATAGCATCTTTAGCAAGAGCTTGTACGTTACGAACAGTATCGAAGCCATCACCACCCGAATCAAGAGTAACCTCATTCAAGCGTCTTAGCAGTTCATTCGTAAGAGAGATGTATGTTGTCATCTTTGTATCCTGCTACTAGGTAGGCTGAAGGGCCAGCCCCTTGACGAGACCAGCCCAACAGATTAGGTAGGTTTAGGCTAGGTTATATCTAGCTGTAACCAGTGCTTCTGGACGCAGAATCTTACGCCCATATAGATGCATACCACGAACAATGTCAGCAAAGCTGTCTGGGTCACGATATGTTTCTGTTTTGTTGATCTGCTCAGCAGTAGCAACTGCAGAGTCATGACCAGCTACGATAGCACCGAAATTAGTGCTTTGGGCAGATGTACCTGTTGTATCTGCACCAGTGCCGAGAGAAGGCAAGTTGTTAGATACATAGACACGGAAGCCATTCCAGTTGTTGATAACCAGACCGTTACGAAGGGCACCTGAAGAACCGAAGTCAGAATTCAAGAAACGTGAATCTTCGTCCATCAAGATTTCCATCATGATCGGGTCAATTACGACCCATCTGCCGTCTTTGTCAACAGACTTTTGGTCAAGCAAACGACCCATACGTGCAATCAACATTGTTGGAGATACGTATGCTGTTGGAAGTGCTGTTGCACCAGGCAAACGAGCAGCAACTGGGATAGAGTCACCAGCTGAACCAGCAGTTGTGATATTGCCGAAATCTGGGCGTGACAGTTTATTAACAGCCAAGAGTTCGTCAGTACCAGCAGCTGCGTCAGCTTTAGTACCGTTTACAGTGTCATTCACTGTGTCTGCATTACCGTGAAGAGCAGACTGTTTGTAGCCTGTCAGGTAACCCAGAACTTCTTGGTCATGCTGGTCAGCCAAGCGGAAAGCCGCACGGTTGGTAGCAAGATCAATAAAATTCACATGTGAATGAGCTTCCTCGATATCGTCCATTTTGAAAGCAAAATAGTTAGCTTTATCAACGACTAAGGAGAAGTCAGCATCTGTAAGGTCTTGTGCAGCAATGGTTGTACCACGTGCATAAGCAGATACGCTTACCTCTGGCTCTTTAATAATTTTGACGGTATCGCCTTGGTTTGCAATCTCACCAAAATAATCACTATTGGTGATATCACCTACAACTGTGCTCTTTCTGAACGCCAGCTGAGTTTTCTTAGAATAAATGACACTTGAAAAGTTGCCATTGGGAAGGTTGGTGTACCCATTTGCGGATGTGAAAGCCATGTGAAATCCTCCATGATGTTGGCTTTTTAAATAAAAGCTAAACACCTTAAAGAGGCTGTTACTTTTCTAGGGTGCAGAAGATACTCAGTTGGCCAACCGAATACCTACTGGGCCTATACTTGAACAGGTGGTTCTTTATAGTTTAGACTTTTTAAAGGGAAAAGTATCAATAGAGGTAGTCCACGAGGGAGGCTCTATACAAGATACGAGTAGTTATAGTTAAGACACGGCCAGTGTCAACTATTTATCTGGCACCGCCAGACATATCGTAGACGAATTTACCTTTTCTCATTGCTTCAGTAATTTCGTCCTGACGATCCTCAAACTCTTTTGTTGACATCTTGGCTACATCAGACTCTTTAATCTGTCCTTGCAACCCTTTTGCATCAATAGAGGTTCGAGTTCCTTTGGTAACAGTAGAAGCAGCAGCCTTCTTAGATTGTCTCTTGGCTGCTGGTGTCATACCGTTATCAACTTTGTAAAGATCAATAACACGAATTACAGACGCAGGGTCATCCATGTTCTCATATAGAGCATCTTTAACCCACTTAGGCTGTTCGTCAGCCCAATCGTGGAAGCTCTCTGAGGATCTTAATTCATCGAAGTCATCATGTGTCTTACGGATCTGGTTCTCAGCTTTTATCCGTAGAGCTTCATTATGAGCATCATCTAATTCTGTTAAACGTGACTCAGCTTTACTAAATAGTTCTTTAGCTTTCTTAGCTGCGATTGTTTCTACAATACCTGCTACGTCTGGGTATTCTTTAGCCCAAGCCTCAATGTCTTCATCAGACTTAGGAGGGACAATACTAGCACGTTTTGCTGTACCGGAAAGAGCTTCTAACTTATCGTTGAACTCTTTCTCTTTCTCCTGCATGTGCCTACGCAAGTCACCGTAACGCTTCTTAAAGGATTTCTCCTCAGCACTCAGGTTAGAGTCATCTTCTTGTGTTTCTGATGCCTCTTGGGTTTCTTCTTGTTGGGTATCGTCAGAGGCCTGTACCGAGGTGTCCTCAGTGCTTTCGCCACCGGATTCACTTTCAGTAACTTCTTCACCACGGGCCTCTGCCTCAAGACGAGCAATCTCTGCTTCTTCTTGTTCTAGTCTCTTTTGTTTACGGGAGTGGTTGGAACCCCTCTGTACAAAACCAGCTGTTTTAGGGGATTCCATTGTTGTCATGTTAGCCATAGTTTTTCCTTATGTTGGGGCCAGCAGTATTGCTGGGTAGCCTTATTATTTTATGGGTAGTTATTTCTTTTTCTTTTGGGCCATTAGGCCACCTTTGTTAGAGGAGGTAACTGATGCTGGACGGGATTTAGGTCTTACACCACCTGTGGCCTCAAACTCCTCTTTGTCTGTGATATTATAGAAATTTACGCCATCATCTGTTTCTACTTTTTCGATGCCACCTATATTTTCCATCCAAGCAAAAGGATCATAGTCATCTTGTTTATAGCTTTCTGACTCAGGATCGTAGGTCTGACCAGGGGGGGCTGTTGACTGCATTTTGTTAAAGCTTTTCTGCTCAGGAGTGTAGGTAATTCTTCCTGTCTTTTCGTCCCTAGTATACTTCAGACCTTCTCGATCCATAACGGTTAGATGATTCTTATTACTCTCACCTCTAATGTCATCAAGGAACTCTACAATAGCT